CGCCGAAGAGTTTATGGCGAGAGGAATGCTGGGATTAATGGATTTTCAAATACCGAGTATGCACTGATGTGGATCACAATTTTACTAATTTTATTGGGGGCTTGATATGCCGAAGGTAGGCGGTAGGCACTTTGCTTATACCAAGAAGGGTAAGGCTGCGGCCAAGAAGTACGCCGCAAAGAAGAAGAAAGTTACCCGTAAAAAGAAGTAATGTTTGATAAACAGGAGCTGCTTCTGGGAACGATAGTCGTAATATTTTTCATAGGCGTCTTCTGGTTCTTTTCATAATCTCCCTGCGGATACACCACCGATTAAAAATTAGCACGTAGGTATCCAGCATAGATTCAGAATAAGGATTGTCACTTGCAGATAGAACAGACAGCAACAACAGACCTGATTCCATATGTAAGTAATTCGAGAACGCATTCAGAGGGACAGGTGGCCCAGATAGCGGCCAGCATAAAGGAGTTCGGATTTAACAACCCCATCCTGGTAGATAAGGAAAAGGGAATCATAGCAGGGCATGGAAGAGTATTAGCTGCCCGGAAGTTAGGCATGGACAAAGTCCCGACAGTCGAGCTTTCGCACCTGACAGAGACCCAGCGCAGGGCTTATATTATTGCAGACAATAAGCTGGCTCTTAATGCGGATTGGGATATGGAAATGCTCTCCCTTGAGATGGGCGGTTTAGACCAGGAGGGATTCGATCTATCGTTGATAGGTTTCAATGAAGACGAGTTGGCTAATATCTTTGTGGAAACAACGGAGGGACTAACAGACCCGGACGAGGTTCCCGAAGTACCAGACGACCCGATAACTAAAACGGGCGACGTGTGGGTATTAGGTAAGCACAGGCTTATGTGTGGGGATAGCACGGTTGCCACTAACGTCGAGACGCTCCTGGGCGGCGTGGAGCCTCATTTGATGGTTACGGACCCGCCTTATGGCGTGGAGTATGATGCCAACTGGAGAAATGAGGTTGATAGAGCAAATGGGAAAAAGATAGGAGCAACGGCCGTTGCTCCTGTTCATAATGATGACAGAACAGATTGGTCGGAAGCTTGGGCGTTGTTCCCCGGTGATGTGGCCTATGTTTGGTGTGCCGGTACGAAGTCTCACGTTGTCGCCATGTCCTTAGAGACAAACGACTTTGAAATGCGGTCAATGATCATTTGGGGCAAAAATAATATGGTGATAGGCCGCAGCCATTACCACGAACAGAAAGAGCCTTGCTGGTATGCAGTCAAGAAAGGCAAAACGGGCCATTGGGGCGGCGGGCGCAAGCAAACAACGCTTTGGCAGATCGACAAGCCCATGAAGTCCGAAACAGGCCACAGTACGCAAAAGCCCGTCGAGTGCATGAAACGTCCTATAGAGAACAACTCGAGTCCTGGCCAAGCTGTTTACGAACCATTCTCAGGCAGCGGCACAACAATAATAGCTGGAGAGATGACGGGGCGTTGTATTTACGCAATGGAACTATCCCCGGAGTATTGTGATGTAGCTGTGGAAAGATGGCAGAACTTCACAGGCGAAGAAGCGATCCTTCGACCATATAATCTGGGATCGGATCAGGCTGAATTAGAAGGTAGCGGGACCACTTTTTCCCCCCATATAGACGATGCCACGCAAACCAAGGGGTAAAGCTAATGGCAAGCCGCCATTTCATCCTACCGAAGAGGACAGAAAAACGGTTTCACTTATGTGTGCTGTCGGTATCCCGCACGAAGGGATTGCCCTTTGTATACAAGACGGCATTGATGACAAGACGCTTAGAAAATATTTCCATGAAGAACTAAAGACCGCAAAAATAAAGGCCAATGCCAAAGTTGGTGGGTCAATATTTAACGCGGCAATGTCGGGGAACATGACAGCAGCGTCCCTTTGGGCCAAGACACAAATGGGCTGGAAGGAAACCCAACAGATAGACACCAATGTATCGGTGAACAAGATAGAGCGGATCATTGTCGACCCTACAGATAGCGACACCCAGAGCGTTTAAGGGTTTGCTCCCGCCTATACGCTACAAGGGAGCATGGGGTGGAAGAGGTTCGGGCAAGAGCCATTTCTTTGCGGAGCTTGCCGTTGAGAAGTGCGTGATGAACCCTGGGACCAGAATTGTATGTGTTCGGGAGGTTCAAAAGACACTAAGGGAATCAGTCAAGAAACTGGTAGAGGACAAGATCAAAGACCTTGGAGTCGAGAAGGATTTCAGGGTATTGCACGACGGGATTGAAACACCCGGCGGCGGTATTGTCATATTCCAGGGTATGCAGGACTACAACGCCGAGAGCATAAAATCATTACATGATATGGACGTTGCCTGGGTGGAGGAAGCACAGACCCTGTCGGTCAGGTCTCTGGAGTTTCTCAGGCCAACGATAAGGAAAGATAAATCAGAGATATGGTTTAGCTGGAACCCCAGGCATACAACAGACCCTGTGGATCAGTTCTTCAGGTCGGAAACACCGCCACCCAACGCCGGGGTGGTAAAGGTAAATTACGAGGGCAATCCGTTCTTCCCAAAGGAACTGGAAGCAGAGCGGGTTTACGATGAGAAGTTCAAGCGTGAGCGATACGCTCATATATGGCTGGGTGACTATGAGCCGACGGCAATAGGAGCCATCTGGGATCGGGCAACGCTACATTCGGGCAGGAGAAAAGAGCCGCCTGAAATGAACAGAATAGTGGTAGCTGTAGACCCGGCGGTGAGCGATACGGACGGCTCAGATGAGCATGGAATTATAGTCTGTGGTGTAGGCGAGGACAGTAAGGGTTATGTTCTGGACGACCTATCCAGGCACGGTTCGCCTAAGCAGTGGGCGGAACAGACAATAGCGGCCTATGACAAGTGGTCAGCAGACGCGATAGTCATAGAGGTTAATCAAGGCGGAGATATGGTTCGGCATACGCTTGAGAGCGTGAGGCCGGGGTGTCGTATCCTGGAGGTCAGGGCGACAAGGGGCAAACATGTGCGAGCGGAGCCGATCTCGGCTCTCTACCAGTTAGGGCGCATATCTCATGCCGGGACATTCGACCAGTTGGAAACCCAGCTTTGTCAGATGACATCGTCAGGGTATCAGGGTGATGGTTCGCCCGACAGAGTGGACGCTATGGTATGGGCATTTACTGAGCTATTCCCCAAGCTGAATAGACAGAAACCTAAGATTGACCACCGCAATAATGTAGGCGGGTCGTGGATGGGATAATGGACGACATCGTAAAAGAAGCACTTGAGGCATTCGAGACTTGCCAGGAAGCGGAGGAGGAGAACCGCGAGGCCGCCGAGAGCGACATAAGGTTCGCCCGTCTAGGTGAGCAATGGGACGAGGCCGACAGGAACAAGCGTAGCCGGGAAGGCAGACCCGTTCTGACGATCAACCGTATGCCAGCGTTTATAAGACAGGTAGCGAACGACGCCCGACTGAATACGCCCAGCGTTAAAGTATTCCCCGTGGACGATACGGCAGACGTGGAGTGCGCGGAGATACTCAACGGACTCCTGAGGAACATACAGGTTCAGAGTAACGCCGACGCTGCCTACGATACGGCGATGAGCGATGCGGTCACTGGAGGGTTTGGCTACTTTATCATTGATGTGGACTATGCCTTCAATGATACGTTCGAGCAGGATATTCTCATCAAGAGGATTGCCAATCCGTTCACGATACACGGCGACCCTAGAAGCACGGCGATAGATAGCAGCGACTGGAACATAGGGTTCGTCTCGGATGTAATGAGTCACGCTGAGTTCGAGAAGGAATTTCCCGACGCAGATAAGGTGGATTGGGACGCTGACTTTGAATCAGAGAAAGACCTCGACTGGATAACAGAGGACTCGGTTAGGGTTGCAGACTACTGGAAACGAACAGAGGAACCCAGACCTATAGTTCTATTAAGTGACGGGCAAGTAATAGACGAAGAGGTCTATGAAAAGAACAAAGACTACTGGGACGTGTCTCAAGTATTCGTGGAGAACACCCGCACGGTTAAGTCCTGGAAGGTCAAGAGATATACTCTCAGCGGCCAGGAAGTATTAGAAGAAATCGACTGGCCGGGGATGTATATTCCCATTATTCCAGTATACGGCGAGGAGAGTTGGGTCGAGGGAAAGAGACACTTTAAATCTCTGATCAGGGACGCGAAGGACCCGCAGAGAATCTATAACTACTGGAGAACGGCCTCGACGGAATTAGTAGCTCTGGCTCCCAAGGCTCCCTTCATTGGGCCTGTTGGTGCGTTCGATGAGGACGGGGATAAATGGGCGACGGCTAACACCGACAGCCATCCTTATCTACAGTATGACGGACAAGTAGCGCCGCAGAGACAATCATTTGCAGGGCCGCCGGCGGGAGCCTTACAGGAAGCCCTTAACGCCTCGGACGATATGAAGTCCGTGATTGGAATGCACGACGCTTCTTTAGGCGCGAGGTCGAATGAGCAATCAGGCCGTGCGATTCTAGCGAGACAGAGGGAGGGGGATGTTTCAACCTTCCACTTTATCGACAATCTCAATAAGGCCATTCAACATGCCGGGAAGATAATACTTGATTTGATTCCTCATGTTTACAGTGGCGAGAGAGTGGTCAGGGTTCTGGGTGAAGACGACAAGGCCGAGAACGTACAGGTCAATCAGCAGATCCCCATGATGCAGGACGGCCAGCCGGTCATGGATGAAATGGGTCAACAGAAGGCGAGAATATACGATCTAACGAAGGGTAAATATGACCTGGTAGTCAGAAGCGGGCCGAGCTTTACGACAAGACGTGAAGAAGCTGCGACCCAGATGATGGAACTTCTAAGGGTGTATCCAGACGCCGCGCCTATAATCGGGGATATATTCGCCAAGCATCTCGACTGGCCTGGAGCCGACGAGATAGCCAAGCGGCTGGAGAAGCTAACACAAGGTCAGCCTGAAGATCCGGAGAAAGCCGCTTTGGCAGCGCAGTTACAAATGGCGATAGACCACATCAGGAAACTGGAGGGCGACCAACAAGTCGATGCAGCCAAGGTCCAGATCGACAAGGAGAAGCTCAACCTTGATAGACAGAAGGTGGGCATAGATCAGTTCGAGGCTGAAACCGACAGGATGGAAGCCCAGGCGGAAATACAGAAAGATTTAGCACAGGCCCAGAGTTACGGGACTGTCACCAATTACCCCTTCCGGGGGTAAACCGACCAACCCTGCGGGGAGTCGGAACCACAACCCATGAGGTAAACTATGGCTGACGAACAACCCGACGAGGGATTCGTTGACGATTCCGAAGAAGAGGAATCAACCCAAGCCCCTGAAGCGAAAGAAGCGGAAGAGGCTGAACAGGAACCAACAGAAGAGGGTGAGGAGGACTCGGAAGAGCAAACCGAACCGCCCCCTGAAGTGGAGACTGTCGAGTTCGAGGGGCAAGAGTACAATATACCCCCGGAATTAAAAGACGCATTCCTTAAAAATAAGGATTACACGACCAAGACTCAGGAGATGGCGGAACAGCGGAAGGATCTGGAGACCGATAGACAACGGTTCCAGGAAGCCATTCAGTTGCAGACCGCCCATACTGAGGCTTACACCCAACTAGGCATACTGGACCAGCAACTAGCTCAATACAATGATCTGGACTGGAGTACATGGGCTGCCCAAGACCCGAATGCCGCGCAGCAAGCGCAAATACAGATGGGTGCACTACGGGAACAACGAACGCAAGCTCAGGGGAAGCTGCAATCTCTACACGCCGAAACTCAACAACAGATGCACAATCAAACGGCAAAGGAAGTTGAGCAAAATCGCGCAAAGATAGAGAGGTCAGTCCCTAAC